CGTTAATCAAGGTAGTTCCGAAGCAGGAGTTCAAGGACAATATACAACTGCTTGGAGCGGTCAACTTGATCATATTGTTAATGTAACATTTGCAACTGCCGATGCCGCAAGACATTTTTTTAATGCTGGTGGCGAAATTCGTTTTACGGCAAATATTGCTTATGTAGGTACTGAATCTAAAACAGTTGATTGGATGTATGTATTAGCAAACATGCAAGTTGTGTCGTTTAACTATACTGCTACTTCGGCTACAGGTACAGGTACAGGATCAGCTATTGGATATTATGGGCTTACTACATCATATCAGTCAATATTTGATAAACAAGGCTCAGGAACATATACAGAAAACCATTATATTATAGAAGCAAAAGGTAATACAGCAGTTAATCCGACTGTACTTACATTTAGAATGAACTTTAACGATGATGATCCAGCTGGCGGCTGGCCGAATATTGATGAAACAGTTAAAGGTACACTTACAAGTTTAGTAGGCCAATTCCGACCAACTGGCGTAAATGTTGAAGTAGCAACTCCAACGTATGCTAACGACGGTAGTAGTAACTTAACCTAATTTAACTCCCCCAAAGTAATTTTCCTGTAAATATACGTATATTATAGGAGTACAATTATGGATGAACGCTTATCCAAAGCATTAGAATTTTCTAATTATATGGTAACGCTTAATAACCAAAAGCGTATTTTAAAAGAAAAATATTACGAAAGTGCAGTCCATTATTTTAATGGCGGCCAATTTGCAGTAACTAAAGAATTAATTACTTTTGTGAATATGTTATGTACTAAAGGTAATGATTCTGATATTGTATTACTGGACGATAATGATACTCCAGTTAAAATTGAAGATTTAAATACCTTTTTTACTGATATACTAGATATTTACTTTACAGCAACTAATGAATATCAAACAGAGTATGAAAAAATACGAACTAAAAGGTCCGTAGACGGATTAATTGAGTATGAGCAATAAACAAGGCGTATTAATATTTGCTAGGAATAATGCTCAAATAGATTATATAAAACAAGCTCATTTTTTAGCAAAACGTGTCAAAGAATATTTAAATCTTCCAACGTCTATTGTAACGGATAGTCTTCAATATCTTAAAGATACGTATAAAGACTATGAAACAGTCTTTGATAAGATAATAGAGGTGCCATATTCGCGACCTTTAAGTATAAAACGTTACTATGATGGCAGTAATATATACAAGCAATTAGAATTTAAAAATGATTTACGAACTCAAGCATACGATTTAACCCCATATGATGAAACATTATTGTTAGATAGTGATTATATTATTAATAATCAGTTATTTACACATTGTTTTACACAAGAACATGATTTTTTAATTTATAAAAATTCACATGATTTAAGTGGATATAGGAATGATCCACGATTTCAACATATTAGTGATACTAGTGTTGATTTTTATTGGGCTACTTGTGTATTTTTTAGAAAAACTCAAACTAATAAAATTTATTTCGAATTAACAAAGCATATACAAGAGAACTGGCCACACTATAATAGTATTTTTCAGATTAATAAAAATACATTCCGTAATGATTGGGTGTTTAGTATTGCTGTACATATAATGAATGGTTATCAAAGAGGTAATTTTTCACATGAACTACCAGGAAAGTTATATTTTACTAGTGATAAAGATATTTTATGGGATTTAACAGACGACAAATTTTTATTTTTAATACAAAAAGACAAATACTTAGGAGAATATACTCCTTTAAAAGTTAGAGGTAGTAGTGTTCATGTAATTAATAAGTTTAGTCTTAATAGGATAATAGATAATGAGTAAAGGCTTTGTAGTTATAGCACAAAACAGCCAAGATGACTATGTTTTACAAGCATGTCTTTTAGCTATGAGTATAAAAGCAACACAAAAAGAATCTAACATTTGTTTAATTACAAATGATACAGTTCCATCTGAGTATATTAGTCTATTTGATGTAATAAAAGAAATTCCGTGGAACGATAGTGCTAGTGATAAAGAATGGAAAGTAGATAATCGTTGGAAATTATATCACGCATCACCGTATGACGAAACAATTATACTTGATACTGATATGTTAGTATTGCAAGACTTAGAAAATTGGTGGACATTCTTAAAAAATTATGATTTATTTTTTGTTAGTAATGTTTATACGTATAGAGGAGAATTAATAACTAGCGATCATTATCGTAAAACATTTACAGCTAATTCTCTACCAAATTTATATGCAGGATTTCATTATTTTAAGAAATGTGATTTTGCAAAAGACTTTTATTCGTGGTTAGAGCTAGTAATGAATAACTGGGAATTCTTTTATGGAAAATATGCTAAAGAACTTTATCAAAAAAACCTTAGTGTAGATTTAAGTGCGGCAATAGTAGCTAAAATACTTGATTGTGATAAAAAAATTACAAATAATAAATGTTTATTTCCTAGTTTTACACATATGAAGTCTTATATACAAGGTTGGGAAAATCCTAGTAGCAAATGGCAAGATCGTGTCGGAAGTTATTTAACAGATGATTTAAAATTAAAAATAGGAAACCATTTACAGCAAGGAATTTTTCATTACACAGAAAAAGACTTTGTTACAGAGGATAAAATTCAAAAATACAAGGAGTGGTTAAAGATATGATAGTTATTGCTGGATATGGATATGTAGGTAGAGCAATTCATAGCGTTTTTCCTAAAGCTAAAATTGTAGATCCTAAATATAACAATAACTCAATTGGAGGTTGGTGGAATAAACCGTCATGTGTTATTATTTGTGTTAATACACCTACTAAAAATGGTATTTGTGATCCATCTAATGTATTAGATGTATTAAAAAACTGTCCTAGAAACGTACCGATCTTAATAAAAAGCACAATAAGTTTACATGCATGGGATCAAATACAAGCAATGTTTGATAAAAGATTTATAACGTTTAGTCCTGAATTTCTTACGTCAGCTAATCCAATAGAAGCATTTAGAGATCAAGGAATAATGTATGTTGGTGGCGGCGATACAAAATTCTGGATTAAAAAGTTCTCAGATATTTTTACTGTTTCTAAAGAAAGCCCTCGTGCGTTAATTACTGCAAAGTTATTTAGAAATGCATACCTGGCAACAAAAGTTACATTTTTTAATCAGTTGTATACTATATGTGAAAAGGAAAAATTAGATTATAATACAGTTAATAGTTTAGTTTGTGCAGATAAGCGTATAGGACATAGTCATTCTTTAGTTCCAGGCGATGATGGTCACCGAGGCTTTGGTGGAGTATGTCTTCCAAAAGATATACAAGCACTAGCAAGTACTCATCAAGACGACTTATCACTTCTAATGGAAGTTATACGTATTAATAAAACTATGCGGGAAATCCCACATGAAACAAAGTTAATAGAAAAATGGTAATATTAAAACAAGAAGAACAAAGTAATAAACGATACGCTGTTTTTAATTCTGAAACTGGCGAATTATTATCGTTACCTAATTATAAACCAGAAAAGTGTGATTTTATAGAAGTAGATCCTCTAGAAGTTGCCGGGTTATTATCAGGTGAAGACCAAATGTCTTATTATTATGTACATTATTCTAAAATAACAAAAGGTTATGAACTAAGATTACGTATAAACAACAATATAGATAGTTATAGTGTTAATGATTTAATATATGAAATACCTAAGAACAATTTAGATAATGCAGATTTAAATATAACACAGAATATAAAAGATACATGCTGGAAAATTCAAATAGGTGGCAACCTTAAAGCAAATATTCTATCTCAACATATTAGTTTAAATAATACAGTTAGTCTAAGTGTTACAAGAAAGAATGATCCTAACATTCTTTATAAGACTTTATATGTTGATTTTTCTAGTTTAGAAAATAACAAATATGTTATAATACCTTTTACAGATAAATTTGAATTTGAAGGCGAAGAAGTGTCAATTTATACAATGAAAAAATTTGACGAATATTCATACGGAGTTATTCAATGAATATGTACATTAATATTGCAGAACAAGATATCATCTTTTTAAGTTATGACGAACCTAATGCTGAAAAGAATTATGTTGATTTAGTTAAAAAAGTACCATGGGCAAAACGTGTTCATGGTGTAGAAGGATCAGATGCCGCACATAAGGCGTGTGCAGAGTTATCTGAAACTAAACATTTTGTAACAGTTGATGGTGACACAATTATTGATCCTAATTTTTTAAATGTTAAACTTGACTTAGATGCGTTAGGAGTAGACGACGATTATCAATTTAGTTGGTGTGGCAAAGTTAACATCAATGGACTAATGTATGGTAATGGTAGTTTAAAAATGTGGACTAAAGATTTTGTAAGCAATATGCGTACACACGAAAACACCGATGGTAATGATGATACAATGATAGAATTCTGTTATTTTGATAATTATTATCAATTAAATGACAATTATAGTGAAAGTATTATTAATTCAACTAAAGCCCAAGCCTTTAGAGCAGGATTTAGAGAAGGTGTTAAGATGAGTCTTAACAGAGGTGCTAAAGTTACTAACCTAGCAGAAGATGTATGGTGGCAAAATTATCATAGATTATTAATATGGATGAATGTTGGTACTGATGTTGATAATGGTATATGGGCAATTTATGGAGCAAGAGAAGGATGCCATCTTGCACTTACTGACTGGGACGTTTCGCAAACAAGAGATTTTACTATTCTTAATAAAATGTGGGATGAAAAATATAGTAAAGTAAAAGATGATGAAATATATCATAATGTTGGTGAACTTGGTTTTAGATTAAAAGAATTAGACTTGCCATTAAGTGAACAACCGTTAACAGCAGACCAAAGTAAGTTTTTTAAAACTGTTTACATTAATACAGACAGGGTTATAGGTAGAAAATGAGTAATTGTAGATACTATATAGGAACGTTTCGTTTAAAAGATGACGAAAGTTCTGATATATGGCACGATCAAATTATGCGAGATCAAATGGGTCCTATATTAGATGATGCATTTAAGTATGGTGCAACAATTACAGAAGAACGAAGTGTGCCTAGCGACTTTGATATGCTTCATTGCCATTTATATGCAAAATTTAAAAATGATAAAAAAGCTATGTTATTTGTATTAAAGTATCCTCAGGTTAGACGTTCAGAGAGAATAAAAAGAGAAGACTATGCTAAAAATTTAAATTGGGTAGGCTAATGGAAAAAGAATTAGCTAAAATTAAAAGACTATTACCTATCACTAATGCAGAAATTAGCCCTACTTTTTGTCTAGCCAAATGGCATCATACTACTATCTATCTAGCAACAGGCGAAACACATAGTTGTTATCATCCTGCTCCGCACCCTATACCATTAGAAGAATTAAAAGACAACCCAAGTGCATTACATAATACTATTGAGAAAAAAGATCAACGTAAGCAAATGCTTTGTGGCGAAAAACCAGATGGTTGTAGTTATTGTTGGAAAATTGAAGCTATGGGTAAAGATTATGTAAGCGACAGGCATATTAAAACAGCAAGTATATATACTCCAGAAAGAGTTGCGGAAATAAAACAAAAAGGACCAGAATTTAACGTAAATCCTGAGTATATCGAAATTAGTTTTTCAAATGAATGTAATTTTAAATGTGGGTATTGTCATCCTAAGGCTAGTAGCAGATACTGGAAAGAAATTGAGGACCATGGACCTTATAAAATGTCAAGTACTCATAGACAAGATATTGATTGGTTTAAAGTTTATAAAAATGAAGAAGAAAATCCTTATGTTGATGCATGGTGGAAGTGGTGGCCTGAAGTTAGTAAGACTTTAAACATCTTACGTATTACTGGTGGCGAACCTTTAATGCATAAAAGTTTATGGGATTTATTTGAAAAATTAGAAGCAGATCCTAAACCTCATATACAAATTGAAGTTAATAGTAACATGGGTGTTAAACATGCATTAGTTGAGAAATTAACTAATACAGTATTAAGACTTAAAGAAAAAAATTGTATTAAAAGTTTTAAATTATATACAAGTATTGATACTTGGGGACCAAGAGCCGAGTATGCACGTACAGGACTAGATATTAAATTATGGGAAGAAAATTTAGATCATTATTTAAGTAATACAGGTTGGCCTGTAACATTTATGATTACATTTAATATTTTTTCTGTAACTAGTTTTAATTTATTATTAGAAAAAATATTAGAATGGCGATGTAAGTATAACTCAGCCGCAAACGAAACACAATGGCAACGTATAAGATTTGATACACCGCATTTAAAAGAGCCAAGTATATATGATATGAATATATTACCTAAAGACAAATTTATGTCATATATGGAAAAGCACTTACAGTTAATGCATGAATATCAAGACGATAGGGATAGAACAAAATTTAGCTCACTAGAAGTAGAAAAATTTAGACGTGTAGTTAATTATATGCGTGTAACAAATTACGAATCTGCTAAACTTAAACAAGCACGGACAGATTTTTATAATTGGTTCACTGAGTTTGATAAGCGTAGAGATTGTAGTTTAACAAAAACTTTTCCAGAACTAGAAGGATTTTATAATGACTGCAAACAAATCTAAAACAGTTTGTATCCTACCTTGGATTCATATGTATGCAAATGCAGATGGTAATGTATTACCTTGTTGTGTAGGTGATTATAACAGTCCTTTAGGTAATACTCAGAATACTCCTATAAAAGAAATATGGAATAGCCCCGAATATAAAAAGTTACGTTTACAAATGTTAAATGGAGAGCAACCTAACGTATGTAGACAATGCTGGGTTCATGAACAGGCAGGCAATAATAGTCCACGCATACATCATAATAGACAGTTTGCAAAGTATATGCCATTTGTTTCTGAAACTAATCCAGATGGCAGTCTTGATGAGATGAAATTACGTTATATGGATATACGTTGGAGTAATATTTGTAATTTTAAATGTAGAACGTGTAGTGCAACATTTAGTTCTAGTTGGGCCCAAGAAGATGGTAAAGAAAAAGTTTATATTTTTGCAGGTGGTAAAGATAATGATGACTTGTACGAGCAATTTAAACCTTATTATAAAGATATAGATGTTTTTTACTTTGCTGGAGGAGAGCCATTACTTACTGATAAGCATTATGATATTTTAGAATATTTAATTGATAATAATCGTACTGATGTTATGTTAAGATATAATTCTAATGTTAGTAATTTGTTTTATAAGAAAGAGTGTATTACAAAGTTATGGAATAAATTTACTAATGTTAAAGTTGATGCTAGTTTAGATAGTTGGGGTGATAGAGCTGAATATATACGTGAAGGAACTGAATGGTTTGTAATAATGAATAATTTAAATCTTATTAAAAAAGAATCACCTCATGTTAGACTGAGTTTTAATACTGTAGTAAGTGCGTTTAATCTCTTAACACTTACCGATTATTTAAAATATATGCAAGAACAGAGGTTTGATGTGTCAAATGGAATATTATATAATATTGTTGATCCTAAACATTATACAATATCTATATTGCCCGATGATAAGAAACAAGAAGCTTGTCAAAGAATTACACAATATCTACAAACAGCTCCTAGTAATGGCATAGCTGAACAGTTAAAGGGGGTATTACGATATATTAAGAGTTCGGTATATGATGCTAAAGCTCATAATAAGTTTAAAGTTCATACAGAGCATTATGATAAAATAAGGAATAGAGATTTTAATAAAACGTTTCCTGAACTTAACGGTGTATTCTAAAATCAATATCGTGAGATGGCCGTATAACTAATTCATTCCTTACCATCTGACGCCAACGTTCTTCCGTTTGATAAAGACTAAATCTCTTATTTGTTCGTGAAGCACCATCCATATACTTAATCCATTTTTGTTGTATTTCACCAACTTTTTTATTAGTTGTTTTTGACCAATTATGTTTAAATATACGTTTTAAATAATCATAATGCTCTAATGGGTGCGGATGGCCGTCTTGGAAATTCTTATTAACTAATTTTCTATCAGCTTCAAATTTTTGTTCCCAGTTATTATTAAAAAGTGTATCATAAAAACTAGGTAATAGTTGGTTTATAGTTTCAGAGTACATTGCTCGTAGATGCTCTATTCGTTGTACTTGAATACCTTCAACAGCATATTTTGGATCAATTGATATTTTTGTGTCCCATTGATCAACATAGTGAACAAGGTCATTCATTTGTATAAAATGCCATTGTGTTTTATGTCTAAGCATCTCATAAGCTGATTTAATAAACGCTAAATCTCGAAGTAATGCTCCATATTCACTAAAGTATTTTTTAACCCATGATTCATCATATGTTCCTTGACTATAAATATTGCCTGGGGTAATCCATTGGCCACCAGCTGTAAAACTAGGATCTGCTGTAGGCTCAGCATCTAAGAATCTATCTTCTCTACTTATATTCGTCCATTGTACTATTACTAAGTCTTCGTGTGTAAAATTGTATGAAGAGTCAGCCTGCATTAATGTATTAAAGATATAATGATTACCAGCTCCAGACTTTCCAAAATTATAAAACTTAGCATCTGGAAATTCATATCCTAAAATATTAGCCCAAGTACCCCATGCATAGTCTGTAAAGCTACAGCCAAAAGTAAAAATTCTATTAACCTTTAATGCAATTAAGTTTTTCATTCAACATTATCCTTTGATTGTTGTACTAATGTAAATGCAAGTTTTTGAAATACTTCTTTTGTATATTCTTCACGATACATTATTTTATAGTTATGTTTAAGTACGTCTTGTTGTTGAAAACACCATAATAATTTGTCTTCCCCAGTCATCTTATTTAAGCGAGCTACAGCAGATTCTATTTCCCCTTTAATCATAGTCCATCTCTTATATGTATTGCTCTCGCTATCAAAACTATAATCAAACATTTTGTCATATAACTTGTAGCCGTAGTCTTCTAAGTTTTTATTAGCATTAGGTTGTCCCCAAATAAGAAACGGTTGCATATGAAATATAGAGCGGAATGTTTTTTCACTCCAGAATCTACTAGTGTTATCCCAATCTTCTGCAAGTGTTTCTCCAATTACTTGGAATAATGTAGACCAATGTAGATGTGAACTTAAACTCATAGCATGATTAGTTTTAAAATCGTTAGTATCTGCAATTAATGGTAAGTGCCGATTAAACTTTTTTAAAGCCCTAAATGAAAGTTTCCCTTTTGATCCTCGTATTAGTTCTGTTTCTTGACAATAGTGCTCTGGTTTTTTAATCCTATCATGACTTAAAATACAGTTCTGATATAAGTTACTATTAAATATTTCAAAGGCGCTTAATGTTCTATGAGGTCTATTTACTCTACTAAGACTTAAGAAATGTTTTTCACCGTAATAGTATCTTTTTCTATTCTTTACTGCATTAAGATAAACTTTTTCAATACGAGTGTCAAGCTCAGCTTCAGCTAATCCTGATACTGGTAGTGTGTCTACTTTTAAATTAAAAAGCATGTGTTCAAAGTTATGAAAACTAGCAACATGAATAGATTCTTTTATACTATGATAAGTGTTATATCGAATTAAATTTTTATTTTCAACCATATTAGATGTAATAAGAATAACTTTTTTAGGTGATATATTATGCACTCTACAGTTATGATATAATACATCATAAAATGGAGTATTTCCATATATAGTACTAAATCCTTCAGTACTTGCATCAAATAAAAAGAATGTTTTTGGATCTTTACGTAACTGTTTTACATTTTTTTTCCTTATAAATTGAAATAAATCAACATCCTTTTCCCATTGGGGATATTTTATCAATACATGAAACAAGCATAAGTTTGACTCGTCTAGATTAAGGTCTTTGAATGCTTGTAAAAACTTTTGTGAGGCTAGAGAACTTTGGACTTTTCGTACGTATACGTTTCTTTTGATGTAGTCAGTTACTGGAATCATATATAAAAATCGCCATAAATATTAGTAGTATTTATATACGCATATAATGATTGGAGGTTCATGTGAAGATAGGGTTTATAGGGTTAGGAAAACTAGGGTTACCATGTGCCGAAATCGTCGGTGAAAAAGGCCATGACGTAACAGGATATGATGTTATTAATATAGAATCAGAAGTTATAAAAATTAAAAAAACCATTAAAGAAGTAGTTGAAGATAGAGATATTGTTTTTGTTTCAGTACCGACGCCACATCATCCTGACTATGATGGTAGGACACCTTCAGCACATTTAGAACCTAAAGATTTTAATTACGAAATTGTTATTGATGTGTTAAGAGAAGCTAACGTTCATATGAATAAGAAACAACTACTAGTTCTTATTAGTACTGTTTTACCAGGAACAACCCGCCATCATTTTGTACCATTAATTAGTAATACTCGCTTTGTATATAATCCTTATTTTATTGCTATGGGTACTGTAGCTTGGGATATGGTAAATCCTGAAATGGTAATTATCGGAACTGAAGACGGAAAGTCTACTACTGATGCACAACAATTAGTAACATTTTATAAAACAATAATGGAAAATAAGCCAAGATATGAAATAGGTACTTGGGATGAGTGTGAATGTATTAAGGTTTTTTATAACACATTTATTAGTATGAAAATTGGATTTGTTAATATGATTCAAGATGTTGCAGAAAAGCAAGGAAATATTAATGTCGATGTTGTCACTAACGCTCTTTCAAAAAGTACAAATCGAATTATTAGTTCAAAATATCTAACAGCAGGATTGGGCGATGGCGGAGGATGCCATCCAAGAGATAACATTGCATTACGCTTTTTGGCTCAAAAATTAGACTTGCAATATGATCTATTTGATGCTATAATAAAGGCTAGAGAAGTACAGGCCAAGAACATGGCTAAACGTTTGGTTAATCTAGCACACGAAAATGATTTACCAATATTATTAAATGGAGTTAGTTATAAACCAGGAGTGCCATATATAGATGGAAGTTATAGTTTACTAGTGGGATATTATTGTGCAGAAATAGATTATGCTTGTATGCAGGTTGATCCTTTAGTTAGTCCTGATACAGGACCATTTAGTGCAATAGTATTATTAGCTCATCCAGAGTTATACTGTAAACTTAATGATGATAGCATAGTGGTTGATCCATGGAGGCAATATAAATCTAGTAAGCATAAGGTGATTTATTACGGAAATACAAGATGAAAAAAATATTAATAATTGGCGATAGCAACGGATTAGGAGAATGGGGACAAATTACTCCGGGGCCCGGAGTTGCTAACAACAATGATAATACTATTTTTAGACCGTATAACCAAGACAAGTATTTAGAAGGAGACTCGCCTAAACCATTTCAATTAGTTTATCCAGGCTTCGGATACTTTTTAGATTTAAAAGGTCATGCCACTTGTAATTATAGTTTTGGAGGTGCAGGCAATTTTGAAGCAATTTTTAGAAGTGAAGAAGCATTAGGATTAGCACCACCTTTTACAGCACCTACTTTTTATACACCTGATGTTATTATATGGATGTTAACAGAACCTTGTCGTAATTACAAGAAAGATACAACATCAGATGACGCCGGACTATGGGACTTAGATAAGCATTATTTAAAATTAAATGAAACTAACAAATGTAAATCTATTGCTGAATTAAACCGGGTACTTATGAAGATTGCATTTGATGCCGCACAAGAAATATATAATGAATTAAAAATTCCTTTTATTTTAATAGAAGGCTGGGGCGAAACATACGGCTTAGAAAGTAACTATACTTTTATTAAACATATTCATAAAGGTTGGTTACAAAAAATATTAGGTAAACAAATACCATTACTTACATCTTGGGGTTCTATTAACGCTATTAAAGAGTTAAGATCGGATCTAGCTGATACAGACGAATTTAAAAAGGAAGTTAACAAATACGAAGAAGTTATAAATTATATGGCATTGTCTGATGATTTTCCAGATAACGGCCATCCAGGTAGGATACTTCATAAAAAACTAGCAGAAGAGATAGAGCCTTATGTATGATATTGTTTTTATAAGTTACGAAGAACCAAATGCAGATGAAGTTTATGCAGAGTTAAAAGCACGATTTCCAATGGCTAAACGTGTTCATGGGGTAAAAGGTATACACCAAGCCCATATAGCCGCGGCTAAAAAATGCTTTACAAAAATGTTTTGGGTAGTAGATGGTGATGCTAGACTAAAAGATGATTTTAAATTTGATTATATTGCGTCTGAATGGGATTTAGATGCTGTTCATGTATGGCGTTGTCAAAATCCTATAAACTTTTTAGAATATGGTTATGGTGGCGTAAAATTATTACCAAGACAACTTACAATAGATATGGATGTTACTAATTTAGACATGACAACTAGTATTAGTGATAAGTTTTTTGCACATGAAGAAATTAGTAATGTTACAGCATTTAATACAGATCCTTTTAATACATGGAAAAGTGCATTTCGTGAATGTGTTAAATTGTCAAGTAAAATTATTAGAGGCCAAATAGACGAAGAAACAGAAATGCGATTAATGGTATGGTGTAATGAAGGAATGGGAAAACCTAATGGAGATTATGCTATGGCAGGTGCTCGTGCAGGTAAATTTTATGGCGAAGCATTTAAAGGAAATACTGAAGTATTATTTAAAATTAATGACTATGCCTGGCTAAAAGAAAAATTTGATGCAGAAAATTGTTGATATAAAATCTGTTCATATTGAATTGACTGATAAGTGTCAAGCTCAATGTCCAATGTGTGCAAGAAATTTTAATGGCGGAGCACCTCGTCCATTTATTCGTAATGGTGATATAAGCATAGCTCAGTTTAAGGAATGGTTTCCGAAAGAATTTTTAGCTCAGTTAACAAATTTTTACAGTTGTGGAAATTATGGCGATCCTGCATTTGCACAAGATTGTTTAGAAATTTTTCAGTATGTAAGAGATGCAAATCCTACTTGTAGATTAGCACTTCATACTAATGGTGGTATGCGTAATGAAGAATGGTGGAGCAAACTTGCTCCTGTAATAGGTTCAGTTAGTAATAGTAATGTTGTATTTGGCATAGATGGGTTTGAAGGGAAGCACGAACTATATAGAAGGAATACAAAGTTTTCAAAAGTTATTGATAATATGGAAGCATTTATTAAAGCTGGAGGAGTAGCAAGAGTAGATAGTTTAGTTTTTAAACATAACGAAGATGATATTGAAACACTTGAATATTTTTTATTAGGAAAAGGAGTGCAAAAAGTAAATTTTGTTAGTACTGCAAGATTTTATGACTTAGATAAATTTGCAGTTCAAGATTTAGATGGAAATTATGAATATGATCTTGAACCTGCTACACGATCAGAATATAAAAAAGTACCAAATAAAGCATTAGATAGTTTATTAGATGATGATGTTAGATATGAAGTAATTAGTAAAGCTAGTATTAAACCAAAGTGTATGGAAGACCAAGGTATATATGTTGACCCATGTGGAAATATACTTTCTTGTTGTTTAATAGGTAGTGACTATTTAGAAGAACCATTAAAAGAAACGTTGCCTATTCATACGTTAAGGAATTTAACAGTACAAAATACAAAAGATATGTTAAAAGATATAGGTGTACCAAATTGTAAAGATGGTATTCTTAGTAAAGATATTATACTATGGGAACACATGGGAAATTATTGGCATGGTGATAATAAGTGTATGACCTGTGTCAAAGCGTGTTCTAAAACAATCTTTAATACAACAAAGAATATATCATGACAATACCATTTGAAAATATAGTCAAATTAGGACAACGAACAATGCTAGAAAACAATGTTTTTTCGGTTAGTTGGATCTTAGGTAGATTTTGTAACTATGATTGTAGTTATTGTTGGCCGTATGCTAAAAGTAAAACAGTAGATCATAGACCTTTATTAGAATATATTCGTACAATGGATGAAATTAAAAGTCAAGCAAGGGCCCACGGCTTTGATAAGTTTCATTTTAGTTTTAGTGGTGGCGAACCAACTGCATATAAAGGGTTAATAGATTTAATTAAAGCGTACCAAGAACCTGTTAGTAACTATCTTAGTGTACACATGACTACTAATGCTAGTCCAGGATTTAATTGGTGGAACAAATGGTTAACAGCAACAGAGAAATTAGATCGTAAAAGTATAACAGCAAGTTATCATGCAGAATTTTCTAATGAAAAAGAATTTGCAGGCAAACTTACCTTTTTACAAGAGCATGGAGTATTAGTTACAATTAATCAAGTTATGGTTCCAGATAGATTTGATGAATATTATGGAAGAGCTCAACGTTTTAAAGACCAAGGCTTACATGTTACTCTTAAACCACAAAGTAATGATATAGCAAGTGCAGTAGTTGATGGTTATAGTGAAGCTCAATTAGAAATATTACAAAATGAGATGGAACAAGAAATAAGCCAAATAGCGTTATTTGATAAAAAAGGCATAGAATATAAATTAGACCAAGCAGAAAGACTGAATGCTCATCAGTTTAATAAATTTAAAGGCTGGATGTGTAATGCAGGATATCAAAGTTGTATTATTCGTGAACCAGGCGGCGAAATTAAACGTGCTTATAGCTGTCATGATGAACCATTAGGTACTATTGATACAGGGTTTACTTTATTTAAAGAACGCAAAGTTTGTATTACCCCAACTTGCGTAAGTAGTGCAGATAGTAAAATACCAAAAGAGTTAGTTTATGAAAATTGATATTGATGATATAGCTTATTGGGTAGATGCAATTAGAGATGCAAACGATCATAAACGTTTGTTAGAAAGTTTCTGGCATGGACAGCTTGAGAGTAAGAAGTGGTTATGTGAAGAACTTCCTAAAGTTACTCATGCTGAAGCTAGTAAAATAGTTATCTTTGGAGGCTGGCATGGAATTTTGGCTACAATGCTTTTTAATAGCGAACTTGGTGTACGACATATTAGATCTGTTGATATTGACCCTGCGTGTAAGGACATAGCATTAAGCATGAATAAAAAGTATGAAATAGATGGAAAATTTGATGCAGTTACAGAAAATATGTGTAATTATGAATATACAGAAGATCCACAAATTGTTATTAATACAAGTTGTGAACATATTACACAAGAACAGTATAATACTTGGTTAAACAAAGTTCCAACTGATACATGGGTAGTTGTACAAAGTAATAATTTCTCATCCCATCCTGAGCATATTAATTGTTCAGAGAATTTATTAGATTTTAAATGGAAATCAAATATTAGTAAAGAGTTTTATTCAGGTACATTAGAGTTACCTAAGTATGATAGATATATGATTATAGGTAGAAAAAAATGACAGACAGTAACGAATATTGGTATAACCCTGCAGACTCGCAGTTAGGAAAATGGCAACGTGAATTAGAAGACGTTTCTAAATCTCCTACCTTCTGTGTTTTACCATGGATACATTTTGCCACAAGACCAAATGGAGATATGCGTTTATGTTGTAGTGCTAATGCCAGCGGAGCGGCTACTGGTGATCATGAAGTAGGATTAGTAAAAATGGAACATGGTAAACCTGCAAACTTTGGTCGTGAAACTCCAATGGAAGCATGGAATAATGACTATATGAAGTCTGTACGAACTACAATGCTTAATAAACAAATTCCTGCTAGTTGTACTAAATGTTTTCAAGAAGAAAAAATAGGTGTTGTTAGTAAACGTATTTGGGAAACAGGTACATGGTATAAAGATGGAGTAGATATTCCTGAATTAATTAAACAAACACAAGAAGATGGTACAATTCCGGAAGAACTAGTATATTTAGATTTGCGTTTAGGTCATACGTGTAACGTTAAATGCGTAATGTGTAGTCCACATGATTCTAGTCAATGGGTTAAAGACTGGAAACAATTAGTTCCACAACTAGATAATCCAGAAGTTAAAAGACAAATGGCGTGGGACAAATCAGAATTTAATAATAAGTGGCATGAGAAGGAAACGTTTTGGGAGGAAATGAATAAGCAAATTCCTAACTTAAAGCAAGTGTATTTTGCTGGTGGTGAACCTTTAATGATTAGAGAACATAAAACATTTATTGAAGAAATTATACGCCAAGGCTATCAAGATAAGATATTGTTACGTTATAATTCAAATGGTATTTTAGTAGACGAAGATTTAATTGAGTTATGGAGTAAGTTTAAGAAAGTTAAATTTGCAGTTAGCATGGACGCTTGTTTTCAACGTGATGAATATATACGTTTTCCTACAGATTGGGCAACTGTAGAAAAGAATCTTCATATGCTAGATAATACGCCAGACAATATACAAACAAGTTTAGCTACTGCTATACAAATTTTTAATGTAAAGCACTTACCTGATTTTATGAAATGGAAAGTAGAATCTAAATTTAAAAAACTTAATGTAGGTACAGTTCCAGGTGGTGTACAAATGGGTGGTGGATTAGTTAATATGCATTTACTGTATATTCCTACATTTTTAAGTATACAAATATTACCCAAAGAAGATAAGCAAGAAGTTAGAGAACGTTATTTAGAATTTAAAGATTGGTTGTTTACTAATTATAGACAAGATGACGAGTATTGGAAAATTAATCCTTATGGTTGGAAACGTTGGGAAGCAGTAATGGATCATATGGATGCAAAGGACAATAGTCATTTACTTCCGGGCTTTAAAGAGTATGTCAACAAACTAGATGCCATTAGAGGATTAAAGGCGTCTAATATTTTTCCAGAGATAGCACATTTATTATGAAACAACTTAATAGAATAGTTTCAACACAACCTTCTAATGTTTTAGATATTAGATTCTGGCCAACTGATATTTGTGATTATGATTGTACATATTGTTTTCCTGATTCTCATCCTGGAATACATAGGTATCCTAAAAATATTGATACTGTAATAAACAATTTCAGAACATTGTTTGATGTTTATACTAAAAAATTTAATAAAACAGAATTTTGGTTGTGTTTAGTAGGTGGCGGTGAGCCAACGTTATGGCCGCATTTTAATACATTTTGTAGAGAAATTAAAAAAGAACATAATGTTCGACTTAAAGTAACAACTAATGCTTCTAGAACTTTAAGATGGTGGGACCAAAATGTTGAATACTTAGATAGAGCAACGTTAAGTGCCCATCATGAATTTATAGATATAGATCATTTTATGAAAGTAGGTGATTTTTTATATGAATGTGATTTAAATATTGGGGCATTAATGTTAATGGATTGTGAGCATTGGGATAAGTGCGTTGCTATTGTAGAGAAGATGAAAACTAGTAAACAACCTTGGATTATTGAAGCTAAAAGCATTGTTCAATTCCCAGGTAAAGATATTAACTCTTATACTCAAGAACAAATAGACTATGTTGCAAATACTATTAAAAGAGTTCCAGACCCAAAGTACATATTAAAACATATTGATGATTTTAATGTATTTCAAAGTGTTGCTTTATTTAATGATGGTACTGCAACAACTATGAAGTCTGAAGATTATATTCATAACAAATGGAATTATTTTAATGATTGGACTTGTCATGTACCTATAGAAAATTTAGTTATAGTATATGATGGTACTGTTACAGGATCATGTAATGCAAATATTTTTAAAGATGCAAAAATTAACATTTTTTCAGAAACATTTAAAGAAGAATTTGAAGAAAAATCATTTGATTTAAAACCAATTAAATGTCCATTTAAGGTTTGTAATTGTTTACCTGATACTCATATTACGAAGTATATTTCGTAATATTAATATCTGCGGCGCAAGTACACCATTCCCTAGTACACGTAATAGATTCAGTAGGTTTTTTAAAACTACCTTTATAAATGTTACCCAAACTACCGCCTACTCTACAAGTAGCACGGTGTACATCACCATCCCAATTTATCATTAAACTTTCCAGACCTGCCTGGCAAGTCCAGCCTTTAAATCCGTTTGTTTTATTGATAAGCAAGTCGTTTACATTACATTCAATAGTGTTATCAATCAATGTATTAGTTGGAGGATTGTGATTTTCGGTCTTTAAAAAGTCCAATTCTTCCTTAGAATAGCGTTCCAAATCTTCAAAAATATCATGTGTTTCAGTCCAGCGTATAGGACGTAAAGCATAGGGTATTCCTGCATTAGAAAGGCGTCTACAAGCGTCTATAACGTCGTTTAAGCGTTGGTTAATCATCATGACATGTACAAGTACCATCTTGTTTTTAGATGTATTATGTACGCTTATAATGGTCTCTAAAACACGCTCCCAATCGTACTCAAAATGCAAACTAAACACTATATGATCTAGATATTTTTGGAGCATATCAACATAAAAGTTTTTGGTTCTTGTACCATTTGTAGTTACATTAATCCAGCTAACTTTAGGACGAGCATAGTTTAATAAAGTAGTAATATCAGGATGAACAAATGGTTCTCCTCCTGTAAAACTAATTCTTACATTTTTGAGTTTAGATAATTCGTCTACAGTATTTTTAAGAATTTGAATATCAGTATGTTCGCTAACCATGTCATGAATTTCTGCTGGGCAATACGAACAGTCATAATTGCATCGTTTGCCTAGGTTCCATTCAACCTTAATACTTTCTGCATAATGGGGATATTTGTTTTCTACCTTAAACATTGTATAGTTCCAATTTTATTATACACTGAAAGAGTTTCTATAATATCTTTATATGATTTATGATTTAATCCACTTTTAATAAGATTAATTTTAGCAACAGGAATCATCCCAAAGCTATTCTTTTTAAACGTATAACCTTTTTTGTTAAGCCATAGTTTGATTTGAAGCTTTCTTAAAGTATGCATAACCCAATTAACACTTCTACCAAATTTTATCATAAAATCAGAACTATAATGTGTTTGTGGTACATCTGTAGTATATTGATCTTTGTCTTTAAAAATGTCTAACATATTTTTACCTACATGACAATAGTTAATATATACACAACCAAATTGCCATTTAAATGTAAAATCGTCATAGTTTGCTAACTCTAATTTTTGTCTAGGCCTATCTTTAAATGTTACAACAATGGTAGCCGCATTGCCTCTTTTTTGTGATTCATATTCGTGAATTAAGATATTAAATTGTTCAACAGCTACTTTTATTTCTTTAGGTGCATTGTTAAACCATTGTGTACCTTCAGTAATATCACCTCGTAAGTCTTCAAAGTACGTATGCAATAAATTTAAATCAGTGCAGTTAGTTACAAATATATCTATTACTCTATCATATCTATTGATAATTTCAATTTGTTTATTAATTAATTTAATATAATATCTTTTATCCTGCCCTGGCCAATCAGTAAATCTTGTATTCTCATAAAGTTCGTTATGATTATATAATTCCTTATACCACTTTTTAGCAATATTAGTATCATATGTATCGAAGTATACCCATTTACTATCTTTATTATTTTTAAATAGTATTCTAAACATAATTAGCGAACTCAGGATTGATTACATCAAATGGTCCTTGATTTCTTCTAGAGTCTAATGTTTTATTAAATGCAATACAGTCTTGCCAATATTCTGATAAATCTTTTGCTTCTAAAAAGTTTATATTGTCAGTAATTTGTTGTTGTGTAATCTTTTTCAATATAGGATGTTTTTTTACTAACTTATAGCTATCTATCTTAGTATACATATCATTTAGTTGTCTAATTACATCATCTTTTAAAGGTTTAGGTAAAACTTGAGCACTTAATACTCTAGGGTATTGTACTCTATGGCTATAAAACACTATCTCCAGATCATTTAAAAAGTATTCAATAACCTTTGGTAGTTGTAATATATTATTAGCTTGAACAGTAAATGCACCAACAACTCTACTTACATTTGGAAATTGTTTAATTGCGTTAACGTTCTCGACAACTTCTTTAAAGTTACCGCCACTACGAATGTATTCATATATTTTCCATAACCCGTCAATACTAACATTAACAGCTACACTTTTAAATTTAGGCCAATAGTCATAGATAGTGCGACCCCCTTTAATTCCTAATACAGTTCCGTTTGTAGCATACTTAATTTCAATATTATCGCCATACGGGGCTAACATATCTAAAATTTTATAATGCATTGGGTCCATTAACGGTTCACCACCAGCAAATTCTACTCGTCTAAAGTGCGGTAATAGTTTTTCAAAACTTTCCCACCAATTAGGACTATTATCAAACAAGCCTACATAAGGTGCTTTAGTTAATCCTAAGTTTTCTACAGCCTTGACAAGGTAGTTGTTTTCAGCTTTATAATGATGTACAATAGAGTTCCAATCTTTCCATTGTGTACTATCTAACGGATTGCACATACGACATTTTAAATTACACAAATTATTAATTTTAATTTCCATTGTAGGTAATTCAAATGGCATTGTGTAATCGTCATTTAGTGTTTCTAATGCGTCTGGATATAAATTAATTCTAGACTCTGGAATAACATCACTAATATGTCGTTGGCGTAAACTTTCTACACCCTGGTCTTCTAAATCAAAGCAAGGTTTACATACTTCAGGACGTTCGTTGTTTAATACTTGTTTACGAACTTTACGCATTGTATCATTGTTCCATGCTTCTTCTAAAGTTTCGTTTTGTATCCAACCAATAGGTTGACTACGACAGCAAATTTTAATTGCGCCGTCTTCTCGTGTTGCCAACCCCGTAAAAGGGTGCATACAATATGTACATGATTTTTTAGTTGAGGTCATTTTGTTTTATAGCCCAGTTGCGTTCTTTACACCAAAAACATTTTCCGCATTCTGGAACAGCTTGTCCTGGAACGTAAGTTTTATAATCTAGGTCACCAAAGACTTCAGGATAATGTGTTTTATCACCTTCGCAACTACGAGTAAGTATTAATAGTCCTCTAATATTATGATCGTAATATTGTTTAATAATCCAGTCTTTACGTGTATAGATAAAAGGATGACAAACTGTTACACCCATGTGTTCTCTAACTAAAGGTGTTAAGTCTTCGGAAGGGTCAATATCTCTATCGTCTAGCTTACCTTTAAAGTCTTCAATAGGATTTTTGTTTACGCCGGCAAACCAAGCATCTAATCCGTATCTAAATGCAATATATTCTGCATGAGAACGTAGAATAATTTGATTACCACTTTTTAGTTTACCATATTCATCTATAATAGTAGGCCCTTTATCTCCCCATTCTAAATCAGGCGGAATAAAGTTTTGATGCATAGTAAATCTATGATCTGGAAATCTTACTTCTAACCAGTTATATACAGCTAATGCATTATATTTTTGCCAAGGTCTTGTTTTCCACATTCTAATATTAGTTAAAATATGTATATTAGTTGTATGGGGAACATTTGAACAAATTAAATAAGCCAATAATGCACTATCGGCTCCGCCACTTAAACTAATGCCAATATTTCTCCAGTTAGTTAATACAGGAAATTCTACGTCATCATACTTAACAATATTTTCTGCATATTTTGTATCTTTTAGCATAACAGTATTTACCGCATTTAACTGGCCAGTTAACAATTTACGGTAAGTATATATATGCTTTTGAAAAACACATTTATCTATGCTGATGCACAGGAAATCCTTGATATATTACCGCAATTAGAAGAAGGAAAAAACGAATTATCCAAACCAACTGGAAATTTTTTTTATGATCCTTGGGAATTGTTACCGCAATATAAAGGTACAGCGTTAGAAGTTTTGTATAACAAGTTGCCCGAAGCAGGCCAGGCAAGAGTTATGTTAATAAAAGAAGGTACGTGTTATTCTGAACATGCCGACATTGATGATCGATACCATTTAACATTAGATGCAGAAAGTAGTTATTTAATCGATATGGACAATCGCATTATGAACGCAACTACAGTTGACGATACAATTTTTTTAATGGATGGTAGTATTATCCATTCAGCCGTTAATTTTGGTCATCTACCTAGAGCAGAACTAGTAGTAAGGAAACTACTAACGCACAATAAACTAAAAGATCCAGCTAGGATTAATTTAACAGTTCGATACGACGTATTTGATTTACGTTACCGTTTTGATATGGTGTTTAGCCCGTGGCTGAATCGTGCAAACAAAAAAGGGATAATTGATAACTTTGAGCCGATTAGTGAAACAGAACTAAATCTGGATCTAGAAAAAAAATATATTGATGAGTTTAAAACATTAATAGAGGTGTCGGAGTTAGACATGGAGTTAAAAATTGACTGAAACTAAATGGAAAGAATTCCGTAAAATTATTGACGGTAAATTAGAAAGAGGTAGTTTAGCATACGAAGCCTATCAAAGTGAAAATCAATACTTAATGCATTTCTCTAATGAGCTTATATTCCAGAAAGAAATAGAGCATATTGAGAGATTATCTGAAAAAGATTATGCACCAGATATAGATAAAATAGATATTGAAAACATGAAGATCTATCTTCCACACCATGCCTGGTACAATAACTTAAACCATTTAATTCATGAAGGTAGAGCACCTGATAATTGGAGAGAACAAGTTAGTAGAATTATTGAAGACTTAGAACGTGGAAATATTTATAAATTAAATTTGTTTACACATTGTTTTTATTTAGAAGAAGGAAAAATGCATCTAATGGATCTTTATGGATGTGTATTCCCAGATCAAATTGTTATGTTTGATCATATTAATCCTATTTTATCAAAACGATCAAGAGACCTTTTTTTACAATTCAAAGAATTAAATGGTATAGTTGATATGAAGGAAGCATATAGATACAGCAAAATTAATAATGTGTGGGGATTAAATGAAGATAGTTAATAAATGTACCCTTATTAATTGGAATCCGGTCTTAGAAGAAATTAGAGACAAGCCAGGTCTTAATGCTCCTCTTAGATTACCGATAGATGAACCAGAAGTACAAAAGATGATAGAAGATTTAAAAGACTATCCAGCAGAATCAATTGAATGGTTTAATTATTATCCCGGAGTAGATTTTAATGTTCGTGTAGTAAAGGAATTTAGTGATCTTGTAAACAAAGAATGCGTTCGTGCGTGGATTAGCAAAGTTAATCCAGGAAAAACAGCACCGTGGCATTGGGATTATGATGATAATGAAGAAGCATATTTAAAGAAGGGCGAGTTAGTTAGATATCATGCAAGTATAAGTAAACCTTCTCCAGGCCATGTGTTTATGTTAGGTGATGAATGTTTTTATAACGAAGCTCAAGGAACAATCCATGAATGGCCTAATTATAAGTTATACCATGCTGGAGCAAACTGTGGGAGCGAACCAAAGTTCCAATTTAACTTTCTAGGATATAGATAATGAATCTTATACAAGTTCCTGACACATATACAGAAGAACATATCAACGCTGATAGGCTAGGAGGAATGGTCCCTTTATTTGATAAAAGAATAGAGGAATTAATACATAATTTAAAAACTAAGAATATTGAATTTTTAGATCATACATTAATGACGTTAAAGGAAAACGTTGGTGAAGATTTATTTGAAAGATTTAAACATAATTTTACTAATCATATAACAGCATCTATGTATAACCATTTAACTGGGTTTGATGCATTTGAAGAAGTAAATATTATTGCAGGCTGTACACAATTTTTTGATGACCTATATGTTATGAATAAAGAAATACAGGTTTTAAAAAACGAATACAAATATCATGAATTAATAAATCCTAATTTACAATATAAAACAATTGAATCATTAAGAGCCAACGTTCCGTTAGTTATTAGTTTACCTTTTAGTTTTCACGGTCAAGAACATCCAGAGATGAATAAAATTTTAGAAGTATGTTTGCAAAGACATATACCGTTGCATATTGATTCAGCATGGATTCCTGCTAGTAAAGATATCTGTTTTAATTATGATCATCCTGCTATACATTCTTTTGCTATAAGCATGAGTAAAGGATATGGTACTGCTGGTTGGAATCGTATAGGAATACGTTGGAAAAGAAAACGTAATGGTAGTGATACTATTAATATATTAAAAGATTATCATCAAATAACTACATACCCTGTAGCAGTTGGATTGTATTTTTTAGATAACTTATTACCAGATCATTTGTGGTCTACACATAAAGATCGTAATGAAAAGATTTGTAAAGACTTTGGTTTAACACAAACTAAAGCAATTCATATGGCCCGAAAGGGCGAAATTAATTATGGGCTTTCGCCTTTAATTAGATATTTGGAGTATAATCATGATTAGAGGAATTGGTGGGCAACCATATATTGCATTAGATAATTATTTAGATGTAGACGGGTTTAAAGAATTACACCCAGAAATTTGCAAAGGATTTGCTTTAGCAAGGGACTATGCAAAAGAAGGCACATGGATGAAGCCTGGGTTTACGTTTGACGACATGAGCTATATTATAGATTGGAAACCTATATACAAAGCATTTGCGGAATATGAAGCATTACCTGATAATGATCCTATTAAGGTTCAAGGTGCAGAGTTATTTCCAAAAGATTTTAAAGATTATAAACAAAGAAATTTATTTACAAGATATTTAAAATCAGCCTTAGGAGCAAACGATCCTTACATATATTATTTTCTTTGGGAAGAAGGCGACTGGCACAAACGCAATGCCAAACGTACTCCTACACCAGAACAACAATATTTTCCTGGTGTTGTAAAGTGGGTTACAGAATTAATTGAAAAAAATGTTATTACACAAATAGGACGAGTTATATTTTTTCATTGTGAACATGGTGGTAAAGCATTTGAACACAGAGACCTAGATGGCTCTAAAGGTACCGAACAAGGCTTTAGTCCACATAACAATGAGTTTATTCATATAAGGTATAGAACTAAAAGAGGCTTCTATATATGGGATCCTGAAGCAAAAAACAAAACATACATTAATGCCAATGCGGCATTTTGGAATGATCAAGATTGGCATGGTGGTGATGTCAGCAACGAACAAGAATATAGCTTACGAATTGACTGTGTGTTCACAGACAAGTTCAGAAAGCAGATAGGTATAGCTCACCTAGAGCATTACTAATATGGCTTTTAAGTTAATACCATACTCGGATACATTAGACCTTACTGAATTTTACGCAACCGCACAACAAAAAGGATTTGTTAATAACAATTCTAAAAAGATGTTAGTTGATTCTTTAGCTAAAGAAGATAGGTTTCAAGTTTGGATGTTAATGTGGAAAGAAAAAGTTATAGGTTGTACAGCGGCACATTCGTTCCCTGAAATGGGACCTGATAGTTATCGTATTGCTTGTCGTATATGTACATTTACAGATCAATTGCCTAAAGAATATAAAGGATTACGTGGTACTGATACAATAAGAAATCATCAAACCACTACACAACAATTTTTTCAACCTGCAGGTATTAAATGGGCAGGTCCTAATAAGAATTACTATGTAACAACAAATGAAAATGCAGAAGGTACCCAACGATTAGTACATAAAATTGTTGCTCCTACGTTAGAAGAAACAGGAGTATATACAAAGGCAAGAGTATTAGAGTACAGAGGTACACGCCAAACTGTATGGCGGGTTAATGCTGATATATATTTTAAACAATTACAGACTGCAAAAAAATGGCCAACTTATGAGTAAATATAATTATTATTATAATAACGTCCCTGGAAAAGGATTATGTAGAAATAATTTAGTCTATACAAGCCTTATGAATGAGGATCAAACTGAGTTTATACAATGGTATTATAATGATACTGAATATCATAAAGGACATAATCAAGTAGTTGATCCTGTATTAATGAATCAAAAATGGGAACGAGAACTTGTATTTTTACAGTTTATGGAAGTAGAAGCACCTAACTTAATTCCCAAAATTATTACTATTAATAATGAAGAACGTAAAATTAAATTAGCAGTTGACGGCCCAGATTTTTGGGAACAATCAAGCTGTTCAGTAAATGGGTTTGATGAAACCTGTCCGGATTGGCAAGATCAAATGTTAGATATTATTGCTAAACACGCCGAGCTTGGTCTTTATAAATTTAGTTTACACCCTAGTAGTTATTTTGTCGTAAATGGTATATTAAAAAGTATAAATTATTTCTTTTGTTATTCAGAAGAAGAACCACAGATTGCTGTTAAAGATGTGTTAAGTCATATTAGCGAAGATAGGAAGCAAAAATTATTTCCTGCAATGGCTAATTTGGGCATTAGCTTTGAACAGCCAGAGGAGTTTTTTAATTTGCAAATGTTATGTTTTGAAAGTTTTAGGGAAGATTATCCTAGAGAGTTTATAGAAGAAGCAAAGGAAATCTATGTGCGAGATAGCAGATTATGAGTTTTGAAACGAAGTTAAGAGTAATACATATATTAAATCATTTAGCAATTGTTCCCGCAATATATTATGGTGAATGGTGGATGTTTCTTGCGGCTCTAGGTTGGTGGAGCGTAATTGGTTGCGTTGGGATATCTGCAGGATTTCATAGATACTTGTCGCACAAGGCTTATAAAACACATCCTTGGTTTGAAAAGATAAGTTTATTTCTAGGATCTTTAGCGATGGGTGGATCACCATTAGCATGGGCAGGAGCTCATAGAATGCATCATGCATATACAGATAAAGAATTAGATCCTCACTCCCCAATACAAAAAGATTGGTGGAAAATATATATTCATTATTGGGGACGTATACAAGTAGATAAACGTTTTATTGCTGACTTACTAAAAAATAAAACAGTTATGTGGATTCATAGGCATTACTTTAGTATTATAACTTTCTGGGCATTAGGGTTAACATTAATAGATCCTTTATTGCTTATCTTTGGATTTTGTATTCCTGCTGTATATGCCTTTCATGCATATGGTCAAATAAATGCTTGGTGTCATATGTTTGGATATCGTACATATAATACAAAAGATCATAGTTATAATAATTTTTTAGCAAATCTTATAACATGGGGTGAAGGGTGGCATAACAATCATCACAATAAACCAACTAAATGGCAATTTGGCGAACGCTGGTGGGAGTTTGACCCAGCCGCAACTTTGATTAAGTTAGTAAAAAAGGATAAACTATGACTTTAGCACCACTAACTGGGTCCTTCTTTATAATTCTAAGGGAAGGGTTCGAGGCGATGCTAATCGCTATGTTAATCTTTACCTATTTAAAGAAGTTCCACGCACAAGGTAAAGAGAAATACGTATGGTACGGCATCATAAGTGGTATCGCACTATCAATAGTCATTGCAATGGGATTCAAATACATTGCTGGACTAACACACGAACACGAAGAATGGTTTGAAGGAGTCACAATGCTCACCGCGGCGGGTGTATTGGCATATCTGTCAATATGGTGCCACGGGGCCAAGAATCACTTTCAAGAGGATATACAGTCGAAACTCAAACCATTAGACAAAGAAATAACGCTTGGAGCAAGTTTGGCATTGTCTTTTGCCGTTTTTATTGCTATACTACGTGAAGGTTTTGAGATTGTATTATTCTATGTGGCACTTATTTCATCTAGTGTAGACTCAGGCTTTGAGATACTTTTAGGTGGTGGACTTGGTGTTGCTGGTTTAATAGGTCTTTTTATTATAATGCGAAAGAGTATGGATAAAGTTCCCACAGATACAATATTTCAATGCAGTAAATACCTGTTTATAATTGGGTCAATTTATTTTGCTTATTTAGGAGGCTCAGAAGTTTACGAACTATTAACTGAAACTCACTAAGGAGAAATTATGCTTGAGGGACATTTCGCACACCCATCAGATGTAGCAGAAGCACAAGAGCAAAAGAAGAAAGATACCTTAATGATTTATTGTCCATCGTGCCAAGGTCGAGTAGATGTACCAATTGAACACGATGGACAAGACGGAAGACACCATCAAGGGATTAATTTATTGCCTGCAATTGCAGTAAATATGAAATGGAACAAGATGGATGCCGTTTGTAAAAAGTGTTTATTAGTTTTAGATATCGACCCGATTCTACAAGATAGACAAAGGGTCGAATTGAAAGTTAGAATTGATTGTTCAAATATGTCTAGGGGACATATGGATTATTATGATGATGATAAATATAGCTACTAGGGTAATTAAATGAAAGATCGAGAAACATTAAGTTTATGTCATACGTGTTATAGACACATACCAGCTGACCGTGTTACTAAAGATAATGGAGTTTATCTTATTAAAACGTGTCCCGAACATGGTCATATGGAAGAATGTATTGAAAAGGATGTTGAATTTTACAATAGTTTAATATATAATAGAGTTACTACTGGAAAGAATACTATAGATGAAGATCATGATAGTAATTATGAAAATTGTATTTTATTTGAAGTAACTGATCGTTGTAATTTAGAATGTCCTCATTGTTATCTACAACCCGATAATAAAATAATAGATAAATCTTTTGACCATATCTTTAAAATGATAACGGAGCAAACACGATCTACTATGGATACTGTATTCCTTTCAGGTGCTGAATGTACAGTACGTAAAGATTTACCTGAATTAATTAAAGCTATTACAGACAGAGGAAATGATGTTTGTATTATGACTAATGGTGTTAAACTTTCCAAAAGAAATTATGTTAAGTCACTTGTAGACGCTGGCCTTAAAATGGCTGTTCTAAGTTTAAACCATGAGTCTTATCAAGGTAAAGTAGTACATGGAAAGCAAGTAGCTGGTATAGATATTTGTAATGAAGAAGGTATGTGTGTAGAGAAAATATTTTATACAGTAGAACATATAGACCAAGTAGACGATGTAATGGAAGAAATACAAGCTATGGGTCTAAAAAATCACCCAAGAACTGAATATAGAATTAGAGCTGGTTCAGATATAGGTAGAACTCCAGATGAACCTAGATTCTTTTTAAGTGATCACGTAAAACTTATAAAAAGTATTGCTGATAAAAAAGGATGGACTTGGGAGAAAATACCAGGAGACGATAATTTATATCATTATATGGTTAAGATTAACGGTCTTGTTCATAGAATTATTCAATGGTGTGATGCTAGAACTATTGATATGGAACAATTAAAATGTGGACCTTATGCTTATTTTGTTCCGGGAAAACCTGTAAGTAACTTTTTACATCAAATCATCTTACGTGATGCACATATTAATAATGGGTTACCATTATTAGATACTGTACCTGATCGTTATATAGCTTAATGTAAGTCGACCCAAGCCACGCCAGTGCGTCCTTGGAATTTAGAATCAGTAGTATTGTAGATTATCATACCATCTGTTGGTGTTAATGCATCTCTTTCAACTGTAGTTAAGTTACCAATTTTCATATAACCAGTTACTTGTGCATTACCTGTAACGTCTAAGTTTGTATCAGAGTTTGCAACTAGTGTTCCACCAACACAAAGTCTTCCACCACTGTCAACTGATATACCAGCCCAAGTTCCACCATTGTCTGGTGTTGATATAATGAAAATCTTACCTGGTACTGCACCGTTTGAAACTGTTGCACCATCTTCAACAGAAAATTGAACTAGACTTGATACTGTGTCTTCGTTAGTGCCGTCGTGTCCGTGTACTTTAATTGATGTTAGCTCGTCGCCTGCCTGTAAAGCTGTTTTAGTTGCTAGGTCGCCTCTTGAAACTTTGTAAACTATACCTGTAGATTGTGTTCCAGTTGATAAACTTTCTACTTGAAGAAATTTACCTGCCGCCGAACCTGCTTTAAAAATAAGTCCTTGAGTTTCTATATCAGTATCTTTACCAATAGTTAAATATCTACCAATTCCTGCTTGTGATGTAATATCAAGAACGCCTTCACTAAATGTAAGTGTTCCGTTACTAAGTGTTCCGTTAATTCCGTCTACTAATACAGTTGAGTCATCACCAAATACAGTACCTTGAACATCGCCTACTATACTTCCTACGAAACTACTAGCTTGTACTACTCCACTAAATGTACCTTGTCCAGCAACAACGGCTTTTGATGTTGCATTATAAAAATAGCTATCATCAACGGCTTTAACATCACCTTTAAGAATACCTGTAGCATTTAAGGCTCCAGTTGCTCTATTAAGTAAAACTGTACTATCGTCTCCGACAATATTTGCATTAACACTTGGGGAAATTATATCATCAGTAACATGAACAGTATTAGCCCAAATTTGATTAAATTTGTTAGTGCTAGATCCAAGATTTCTTGCACCGTCAACATCAGGAAGAACATGGCTTTCTACTTTAGCTAAAAAACTAACAGTATCGCTAGGTGCATCACCTATAATAAGGTTGCCGCCTAATGTTAAATTTCCATCTGCTGTAATATTGCCTGTTGCTGTAATACTACCAGTAATATTAATATTACCAGTACCTGTTAAGTCGTAATTATTTAGATCAACGTTAGAACCAAAAGCCGTACCAGCAGTATCAACTGGATTACCACCTACAGTAGTTCCATCACCTATATACAGTCTTTTAGTATCTGTAGTATAGACTAATTCACCGTCAGCAGGCGTAATTAAGCCTCGTTCGCTGTTTGTACCTCTTCTTAGTCTTAAAGCCATTCTTTTTAACTCCTGGATATCTTATATGTATTTATCCTGAATACAATTTTATTTATTCTTCTTTAAGAACTTACTTGTACGTTTTTGTATGTCTTTTTTAACTTGTTCTACATCTACTCTAAAATCAACGTGTTTGATAGTAGCATCGTAGGTTGAAAACAAATCTTTCAGTATCTTTTCAAGATATCCTACAGGATTAGGATTCTGTCTATCTTTAATAAGTACATCCCATACCTTGCCATTCCCGAATTTAACTCTGACAGAATGCAGATATTCAATCGGGATAGCTTTAATATCAAGGTCTTTAAAAACCTCTGGCCACTTATTAATAACTTCTTGTGGTAGCCTCTTCTTAGGCCTTACCACGCGAGCCGGCCTTTTTGCTAGGGCTCAACTTATCTGCTTGTTTACGTAGCTCAGTTGCTTCTTTAAACAGAGAGTCAGCGTCTTTACGCATCTTATTAGCTAAATCTTCATCAGATAATGCTTGTTCTTTAGTAGATGTAGCATCGTCATTAGTAGCCATTTTAGGTGCTGGTGCTGTGCTTTGATCTGTAACAGATCCTACTTCTTCTACTGATGATCCACCTACTGCTAAGTCTTTAACTTGTACACCTTTTTGCTGAGCAATCGTTTCGTTTAACTCATTTAGTGATAGTGTAGTAGTTGTATTAGGTGTCATCTCAATGTTAGAAGTACTAACTTTAGTTAAGAATCCGCCTGTATGAAAACGTGCTAACATAATGCTACCATCACCTAGTGGTGTACGTTGCATAGCATCTGCTAATTCTTCAGCATTCTGTCCGGCATTGCTTTCAATTAATTTAATTAAGAGATCATGATCTTCGTCTCTTAAAGTCTCTGTTGGACAAACCAAACATGACTCTGGCTCGTCAGGTAAAGTACGGAATACTACCGCAACCTTACGTTTTGTATCTTTTATGCGACCAATATGTTTTAAGTCAGCCATAATTTATTCTCCTGGTGTAGCTGGAACAGGATTTACAGGTGCATCACCTTGTGCCGCTACTTGTTGATTTTGAATACTAGTTAGAAATGTATCTAGTTTAGTATACGTTTTTCCAATTGCTTCCATTTCGTTCGGCTTAAATGCTCCACGAGTCTGAGCAACTTCAATGATAGTCTTCAACACACCTAGATCTTGAACAGTAAGTTCAGGATTACCTGTTGGAGCCCCGTCGGGTCCTGGTGCCGCTGAAGTGTTTGGAACGCTGGCAGGTCCTGGTGCTGATGGTGCCTTTTGAGGTGGCGTTGCATCAGTACCTTCTGGTGCCATTGCTTGTTTTCCGTCTGACATATATGTTCTCCTTTTTAGTATCTATATAGTTATATACGTACATTATTTATTAGTATTTTAAAAGTGGACACGCCAACATGAAATAAGAAAGCTCTTTTGGATCTTCAAATCCCAAGTGGACCATTGATGTAATAGTATTCTCTTTGTCCAAATCTATCTTTTTACCAATAAAAAATCTACTTTTTAAGTTCTTTAGAATCCACTTTCGAATAGCGTCTTCCAAATTGTAGTTTTGCTTTAAAGTTATGTACTCAAAATGTGGTGGGGCCACTGATAATTCTCTAATACCGAAGTAGTTTAAGGCGTTAGGTATACCTGTTTTTGTTAACATAATCTCCTCAGTTACGCCGTTTATTCTTCGTAATGTGCTGTTACACCAAACGGTGCTTTTAAATTTTTATCGTGATGCCCGTGAATAATAAAAACTGTTTCACAGTAATTTTCATCACCCCATTTTTCCCAGGGATAACCATCAGTAAACATTATAAAACGTTTTGGATTAATCCCTTCTTCCTCCATATATTTCCAGTTTGCCATGAAGTCTGTTCCACCGCCACCTATGATCTGATAGTCTTCTAGTTCTTGACCATTGTCAGCAGTAAAATCTTGTTCGTTATATACCTTAGTATCAAAGCACCATAACTTAATTTTGTAATCTTGATATTCTTGCATAATCCCTTGTACTTCGCTTAAGAATATTTCAGCTTGTTTATTACCAATTGATCCACTCATATCAATTCCAATACAAATATCAATAGTTGTATCAAAGTTCATACCTGGAAGAATTGCTCCAGTATGCCATCCTTTACGTGACGGACGTTGGAAAGAGTAATCATTTCTGATAGTACTTTGGATTTGCTGGCGTAGTAGCTCTCTCCAATTCATTTTAGGTTCAGTAAGTTCCTTAATAAATCTTTCAACTTCTTTTGGAATGTTACCTGCACCAGCCGCCTGTGCCGCCCCTAGCATACTTTCTTTTACTTCGTCACGTATCTTACGAAGCTCATCTTTAGAATAGCTTGGAGCACTACCTTTTTTACCTTGTTTTTTGTCTTTTTTACTATTGCCGTCTTGACTATCTTTATCCCAATCAATATGCTCGTCAAGTAATTTACCTAATTTTTCAAGGTCTTCTTCATCATATTTTTTGAAAAGCTCATCATAAACTGCTTCACTAGTCCAACCTTCATATTTAAAATCTTGGAAAATTGGAATCTCTTTAGGTTTGCTACCAATAGCATCTCTAACTAGAGTATTGTTAACAATATAATCTGATGCAATATTATGGATTTGAGGATCTCTATCTTCACGTCTTGTCATATGATCAAAAACACAATGAAGAATTTCATGAGCAATAACAAACTCAATTTCTTTGTTTGTCATTTTAGCGAAAAACTGTGAGTTATAAAATAAATGTCTACCGTCAGTTGCGGCAGTAGGACACCAATCATCACATTCTTTAATAATAAGTCTTGTAGCCATATTACCAAAAAATGGATGTCTTAAAAGTAGTCCAATTCGTGCAACAATAATTTTGTCCAAAACTTCAGCTCGAAGATCTTTTAATTCTTCTGGTGAAAGTTTAACTTCTTCTGTTTTTGGTTTTTCTAAAATTTCTGTAGTCATTTGTGCCATTCCTCAATTTCTTATTATATGTATATTATACTATATTTAATGTTCATTGTCAACCGAAATCTGGAAGGGATCCCCCTCCAAATAGCGCCTATTAGGCCGACGCCTCGCCTTGTGCGGCTTTAATATATTTGCCAAAACGTTCATGGAACTCATCAAAGCAATCAACTTCATCTGGATCGATTGGAAGTTGATATTGTGTAAGAGCCAATTTAATACCCATAACTACTAATTCAGTATCAAAATTGTCCATTGCGAACCTTAAGAAGTTATTAACTTTATCATCAAACTTCTTATCGTTCTTATCACTTGCTTCTTTAAGCTCGTAGCACAAAGAGACTGTTAAGGAATACATGGCACTGATTTCTTTAGTCTCTAACTTCTTAACCTTAGCAGTAAGTATATCGCTAGGATTAGGAAGGTCTGCGGCCACTCGTCTATGAGCCATAAACTTAACGGCAAGTCCTTCGCCGACTGCACCACTAACTAAATCTGTAGTGGTATTTTCATCGTCATCATCTTCCAAAAGTTCGGAAACAAACGACCATGAACGGGGTGTAGCAAATGAACGACTCGGTGATTTTGGATCAAAATCGTATAAGTCCTTCTTGCTAAATGTCAAATAACCAACAACATCTTGATGCTGATTGTTCTTAACAGCCCACTCAAACCAATCATCAAAATCCACTTTAATTTCTAAGTGAACAAAACGGTTGGCTAACGGAGCAGGCATTCTATAAGTAACACCTTTATCAGCTTCTCTGTTACCTGCGGCAACAATCAAAACGTTATCTGGAAGTGTATAAGTACCAACCTTACGATTAAGAATTAATTGGTAAGCCGCGGCTTGTACTGCCGGTGGTGCTGAATTCATTTCATCCAAAAACACAATAATCTGTTTATGCTTTTTCGCCATTTTCTCATCTGGCAATTCGCTTGGTGGTGCCCAAACCATTGTACCTTGTTTAGAATCAAAATATGGAATACCTTTAATATCTGTAGGTTCCCATAAACTTAGACGTATGTCAATAACATGGGCTTCTATGCTATCACCAATTTGCCTAACTATGTCTGATTTTCCAATGCCTGGGGGACCCCAAATAAAGATTGGACGTTTCTTTTTAAATGCTCGAATAATACTTGCTTTTGCACTATTCGGACTTACTTGTCTTACTGCTAGATTTTCCATTTTGTACTCCTTGTTTGCCTTTTAATGTTCAGTGCCTTATTGTTATATACTATTATACGTTCATAATCGTCAAAGGTCAACCAGAATCTGCAAAAAAGATGAAAAAAAGTGCGAAAAAAAGTGTAGTAATATCAAGGACTTAGTGAGCTATTTGCCCGATTTAGAGCTTTAGTAAGTCCGTATTTCCTTAAATCTCCGGAGAAAAGATGCAGTTCGAGTGCCTTCTTTTCGTTCAGTACTATAATACCTTGGTTAGTAAGGTAGTAAGGACAGTCAATAAACTTGTCTAAGAAGATTACAACTTGAGTCGTAACTTTAAAATCCTTAGGAAACGGAACATTATAATTAGATAACTCTAAAGTTTCGGATAAAAAATTAAATCCGTCTTCTGTTAATCGTAATCCACCTGATATTTTGGATCGAGTATTCTGCCACCATAATGGCATATACTCTTTTAATGTATTTTCATTAATTGATATGTTGGCTTGTTTTAAGAACACCTTAGTGTAGGTTTCTTTTAAGTTCATTTTTCTGTTACTACTTCACCAGTTATTAATTTTACAACTGTAAAGTCTTTAGTATTAAAAAGATCGTTTAGTTTTTTAGCAAGATTATGTGCATGGCCTGGGTTACTAAAACTAACCTTTTTATATTTTGGCCCAGGATAGTTTGTTAGCACATTTGATGATTTTAAATTAAATGGTTTGTTAGTATAAAATACAGCCCAGATGGCTTCTGCATTTAATACTTGTTCTGAGCGGTATGTTTTTTTATTAACATGCTCTAAAATTATTTCGGGTTTAGGTCTACTCATATCTTTATCCTGTTATATACTACTATTATTTATCTAAAAATAACAGTTATATACGCAGTTTATTTATGAGTATATTAGCTTATTTCCAGCTTATTTCCAGCTATTACCACCATCCATTGTAATATTTACAACTTCTTCGGTTTTATTAGATTGATCTACTAGCTTTTCTAAGTCTCCGTGTAATCTAGACATTACACTTGCTAATGTGAAAGCGAGGTTCTTAGCTTCTTTTAATTCTATCTTTACTTCAATTGCTTTAGAATTATCAGCAATTTTTACCTTATCAATAAATTGTTGTAAAGGAATAGTGTTTAATGGTTTAACGGTTTGCACGGCTTAACTCCTGACGCATTTCTAATCCAGTTTTAAAAGGTCCGCGATATTCGTATTTTTCTAAAGTAACTTGTTTTGGACATAAACTTTTAACCCAACCTTTTTCAAAATGAATTATAAAGTATCCTGCACAATACAAGCTCTTAGATTTTTTACTTTTTGTAAATAGTGCAAATTTTCTTTTTAGATCGTACATTGCATTATAAGGAACAGTACTAGTAACTAGTCCATAAATTTCTTTTGAAACTGTTTTATTAGCATCACTTATAGTAGCATTACTCCAAAGAATTTCTCCACCAATACCTTTTTTAAGATCTTTTAAACAACTGTAATATTCAGTTCTTGTCCTGCAACCTACTCCTTCACATGGTCGCTGACAATAATACATATAATGGTTATTCTCGTCTTTGGATAATGTACCAATCTTGTTTCCTTGATTTGCATCTTCAATTATCCAAAACTTATTTTTTAATATTTCTTTTGCTTTTATGTTAGTCATACAGGATACCTTGCTTGTAATGGCTCAGCATAAGCCTGAGCATTATCAGTTATTCTTTGCATATCGTATATTGCACAGAATTTCATTAGCCGCAATCCCACTTGCGGTATATTTTTGGGTTGTGCATTTTCTATAATCGTATTAAAGATCTTGTCTTTAATATTTTGTGGTTGTGCAGATAAGTCACATAGTTCTACATTACGATTATAATCGTCTAATACTCGATGTTCTACACCTTCGTGATCGGCCCATCTTTGTAGCATTAAGTTATTCCAGTTGTAGCCTTTTGTGTCTTTATCGTTAAATGCTTCTGTTAAGCCTACTTTGTTACGTGTACCTTTAACTCTTACCCCGGGATAAGCACTAAACACATTATCACTTGTATCACCTCTCATGCATTTTTCAAACAATAACCATTCTGGGTTAGGTGCAAGTTTTTCTTGTTTAGTCTTTTTATCTATAATCTTTTTACCTTTATCATCAAAGTATCCTTCATGTGTAATAGTTGTATTAGAAACTCCGTTATACTGAATTACCTTAGGTGATATTAGTTGTGCAAAATCACCATCAGTTGATATAATTACATGATTATCATCTGGATGATGTTGTACCCAACCTGCAATTAGATCATCTGCTTCTAATTCGTCATGTTGCAAGACTGTACAATTAGTTTTTTCTATAATAAAGTCTTTAAAACTATCAAATGTTTCCCAGAAAACTTTTTCTTCTTCTTGTTGTGCTTCTGTTAAAGCATCACGAGCCGCTTGTCTATTTCGTTTATAAGGAGCGTAGACGTCCTTGCGCCAACTACGGCCTTCTAAGCAAAATACAATATGATCCGCATCAAAGTTGTTCCATGCTTTTTTTAGACTATTAAAGGTTATATGAAAAGCCATTCCTACTTTCATATCAAGATCGCCACGTACTACATGACGAGCTCTAAAGAATGTATTTGCTGTATCAACTAGAACATATTTCATTGTGTATATTTCACCTTATCTTTATTTTTTAATAGTATAACGCATTTATTATTGTTTGTCAACCTAAATAATTTGAGCAAACTTTTCCGTTTCATAGTCAGCACTACTCCAACTATCTTCGTCAGCACCTGGCCCTATCATAGTTAACTCACGTTTAACAAACATCTCATATGGATGCCAAGTTCTATGACTACTTCTATTGTGGATTTTTATAGCTTCCATGCCTACTTCTTTTTCACTTAATAAACATACACCATAATGAAATCCTGTATATATTAGTTTTGTAATATCGTTCTTAATACAATAACGGTTTAATTTCGATAGTGTTTTCATATGAGGATAATTTGAAAATGTAGATATAGTATCATCATCGTCATTTATAACAATAAACTTATGATGACAAGGTCTTAAGTAGTAGTTTATACGTTGACTCATACGTACCATTTCTGCACCTAACCAAGGAAACATTTGATCAGCTTCCCAGCCCATACGTTGTACAGGGTGCATAACTAACCATAAGCCATTTTCTTGTAGATCTTCTAGTTTCTTAGACTTCATTTATATTTATTAAGATACTTCACTTTTACCGTCTTTATTAACATTGCCTACATTAATATATCCAGCACCTCGTGATGTATCTTGACCTTGATCTTTAAGAATATTTCTTGCAACATCTTTAAACCAGCCGTCAACAATTTGTTCGTTTGTTTCACCCGTGTATCCGGCATCTAATAGTTGTTCAATAAATTCATTGTTCCAATCAAGTTCAAAGAATCCATTTTTAATATCTTTTTCATTTACATGAGTATCTAAAACTGCTACCCAAGGCTTCTTAGCTTTTTGAGCCGCTTTCTTTTCAGCCATTAACAACTCAAGCCTTGATTTTTCTTTAGGTTTATTTGTTGTTTTGGACATTAAGTTTTTTAGTTTATCTAACATAGTTATATTCCTGATTCTCTAAGTTTATTAAGCTCAATTTCTGTCTTAAGTTTAGGTTCCCCAACTGTTTCCGAAGATGTCGACGTGTAGTCTCGGGGTATACCTCCATCCCCTCCCCATGGCAAGGGTGGCAACGGTTTTGGCGTTTTCTTGATACTCTTCATAGCATCCACCCACCGCCATACAGTATACTGGACATTCCACTTTAGCATCTCTATACTCGGCAACCGCTTTTTCAACTTCGTCGACGTCGACTTTATCAGCAACCACAAATTTAAGATACAAGTGAGTATTGGGTACAGTATAATATGAATTAGCAATTTCAGGCTTGATAGCATCACTCCATAGCTCGCCACTGACACTAAGTTTCGGAGAGCAAGACCAAGTTGTATGAAATCTAGCTTTAGTTGAGATGTAGTCTTTGAAATCATCTCTAAGTTCTTGCGTTGTGTTCGTTTCAAATGTAACATTTTTTAAATCCTCCATTCGAGGATGTTCAAATAGCTCGATGTACATCCTTTGCCAACCAAGCAATGGTTCACCCCCTGTTATTACTAGGTGGATATCTTGCCCATTATCGCAAGTCCATTTGCCTTCTGGTGTAAGAGAAAGTAATTCTTCAACTAGCTCATCTAGTTGATAATCCGTAGTAAACTTCTTAAATCTAGGATCCCATGATGCATAACTATCACAACCTGTATGCACTAATGGCAAATCTTTCAATACTTTGTACTTATCCGGGTTTTCCTGGTGGTCCTTAGCAATTAGATCATAGTCATTCGCCAATTCACCACGTGGCATACCAAAACCACGGCATTTAAAATTACAACCAAACATACGTAAAAATACCGACGGTACACCAACAAATCTACCCTCGCCTTGTACACTATAGAATGATTCGCATACTCTAGCCTTCATATATCTTCTCCCTTATAACAGCCTTATCGTAGCCTAATCTGGACATCTCGTCCAAAAACTTTTCTTCTGTCCAAGCCCCATACTCAAACATTTGTATTGCTTTGTCCACTTTACGATCCCAAAACTCTCTGACAGGTGATACACTCATTTTGAATGTCCTTTCATGCTTAAACAGATGTCATAAAATTCTTGTTTTAGTGCTGGATCTTCGCTAAATGCACCAAGCATAATAGCAGTAGTCATATCACTCTCGTGTTCTTTAACTCCACGTTGTGTCATGCAATGATGTTCTGCTTTTACTACTACTGCTACATTAGGTGTTTTTGCAAACCTAACTAATTCGTTTGCAATCTCAGTCGTCATTTCTTCTTGTATTTGTGGGCGTTCTGCAATATGGTGTACTAGTCTATTAAACTTACTAAGACCAATAACTTCTTCTTCAGGTACAATACCTATCCATGCATTACCTACAATATTCTGAAAATGGTGGGCACAAGTGGACCTAATACTTATAGGCCCACTCGTGTACAGTGATTTGTAACCCATATTTGGAAAACTAGTAATAGCAGGTCTAGGTTTAAATCTGCCAGAAAATATTTCTCTGACATACATCTTTGCTACTCGTCTAGCAGTATCGTTGGTATTATGATCGTGTTCAGTATCAATTACTAGTGCGTCTAATACATCACGAAATGCCTCTGCGACTTCATCTTGCAGTAAAGCTATTTCTCCTTCGTGTACAAACTTACTAATGTTATCGTTGGAATGAAACCGTTCACCTGCTTTTACTAGACGTTGTCTTATTATATCACTTATCTTTTCCAAATCTGTTCTCCGATGTTAAGGCAGTGGATTGCCATTAATTAATATACTATTATACTGTATATTTAGGTTATTGTCAAGTACTTTAAAAATGTTTGTTAGCCATTTCTAGCATATCATTATACTTGGCAATGTTTTCCATCTCAGTACCAATAGTACCGATTACATCCGGATGGTCTCCTACTCCAGTAGGATTGGTAAGTAATACCTCAACATTCGCTACTGACTTGGCAATATTACCCTCCATTTGCGCCTTAAAGGCGTTTAAGAGTTTATCTCGCATTATACTTCTCCTTTTTTAAATTGCGATGGTAGATATTCTAAAGCAATCATGCGGTGAATTTCTTCATTTAAATGTTCACCATCCTTGGTATGCTTCGAAACATCAATCTGTTTATTCTGTAAAAACCAATCGTTTACAGAATCTTTTGCAACTTGCATAGTATCAAATGTATAAAAGTCGTTCATTTGAGGTGGTATCCAAGTTAAGTCATTTAGTCCGAACAGCTTTAGTTCGGCTCCGTATTCTTTACAAAGAGTTTGTAAAATATACATTTCTTTAAACCATTCTCGTTGGTTCTTTAAACTGTAAATTTCCATCCAAGTTTTTACTTGCATATATGAAGTATCTCTTAAGTCCGGAGTCTTCCAATGAAAGGATGGTTTCGTTTCTATTTCTAATTCTGGTTTCTTTTGCATATCAATTGCATGGACTTGTAACGGCATATCAAATGCTTTAAACAATGATAAGTTACGTTCTTGTTTTGACATGTGTTTACTCCAACAATCGATCTTTCCTTTTGTTGTTTCTTTAAAAAATAAATCTTCTAATTGAATAATGTTCTCATAGTCCGGTGGTTCTACCCAAGTAACTCTAAAACGATTCCAGTATGTGTTTTGTACTATAACTTCTTTAATATCATCATATTTTCTAAAAAGGAAAGTTAACCACTCGCTATATTCCCACCAACCGTTAGAAGGGTTTGCAAATATAACACCGTCAGCGTCTTTACTATTAATATAATATTCAGCCCAGTTGTTATCATTCCATCTACCTGAGAATGGCCAAGTTTCATAATTTAATGGTGTATTATCATCAGCAGGCATATTAGCTATATGATATCCACAAGTATGACTACAACCTAGTGCGGCAATTCTCATTCAAACAACCTCATTTGTTGGGGGTCTGGTTCGTGTTTCTTATAATTGCCTTTTTCTGGAATAGCATGGCGTACACCACCTGTTGGGTCTTTCATATCTGATTTACGTCTAGGAATTAAATGAATGTGCGGATAGTCAATTGTTTGTCCAGCGGCTTCTCCACAATTCTGACCAATATTAAAAGCATCACAATAACCGCTTTCTACCCA